GTTCTCCATGCGGCTACCGGATGATCTTCGTGAGAAACTTGAGGCTATGGCTACTCGTGAGGGCCGTACACTTACAAATCTCATCATCTACTTACTGCGCAAGGCGGTGGAAGAATGAAACGCTATGTCGGAACCGGTTACACGGTCTATGCTCACACAAACAAGAAGAACTTCAAAACGTACTTTGGACAGACAAAATGTGAAGACCTTACTAGGCGTTGGACTGGCGGTAACGGTTATAGAGGGTGTCCGCATTTTTACGCTGCTATAAAAAAATACGGGTGGGATGGATTTACACATGAAATAATTCAAACGGGTTTGACGAAAGAGCAAGCTGACGAAATCGAAAGAGAGAATATTTGGTTTTTTCGGACAAATGAACCAGAATTCGGGTATAACATCCAAGAAGGCGGACATCACGGAGGTTCTATTTCAGAAGAGGCGAAAGTCAGGAGAGCCGAATTATACTCTGGCGGGAATAGTCCCGTTTCAAAAGCTGTTTGTGTGTTTGACTGCAATGGGAATTTTGAGAAGGAATTTCCAACACTTACAGAAGCATCAAAGTTCTACAACATTTCACCTGGAGCGATTTCAACTAGATGCAAGCGGAAAAAGGGAACTCTTTCTGGAAGACTTTTCTTTTATAAGCAAGATGTTGATGGTGCGGACAGGCTTCCCCAAGAAATGTGTACTAAACCATATGACAATTCCTCTTCAGAAAAAGAAATTGCGCAGTATGACTTGAACGGCCATTTTATTAGGGTTCATTCTTCTGTAATGGCGGCCGCAAAGTCCGTAGGATGTGCTCAATCTTCGATTAGTGCCATACTAAATGACACAACATCGCGGCGTTCTTGTGTTGGATACCAGTGGCGCGTTTTTTCTGGTTCAACAGATGACATTCTCCCATATCAAGAAAAGAAAGGTTATCAAAAGAAAATCGATTATAGCAGCAAACGTGTATGCAAAATCGACTTGCAATCTGACACTGTGCTCCACGTGTTTAATGACATCAACGATGCCGCGAAATCAGAAAACATCTCTGTTGGTGACATTGAATTGTGCCTTTGCTCCAAGGTAAAAACCGCTGGAGGTTTTTCTTGGGAATACGCTGGAGACTATTCCAAGAGGACTGGGAAGAGAACAGGTTCGGTCAACAAACGTAAGGCGGTCGCTAAGATAGATCCAGTTAGCGGTGAAACCATCGAGAAGTTTTCCAGTGTCTCCGATGCATCCACGAAAACAGGGATTCGTGCCACATACATCTCTGGCGGATTGAGCGGACGATTCGAAACTGTTCACGGTTTCAAGTGGATTTACTGCCCGGATTAGGAGAGCCGAGAGACCTCGGCTCTCCTAATTTTGTCAAATTGTAAAATGGGCGATTCTGTTGGAGAAGATGGAAACCGAATCGAGGGCGATGGTAAGATTGATTCCCACAGAGAAGTCAGATGCCCGCGTGGGATCGATCTCGAGGGTGATGGGCGTCGCGGAGTTGTAAGCGATGGTCATCGGCTTTCTGCTGTTCGCGGCCATCATCCAAATGTCATTTGCAGACAGGATGGTGGTGGGAGCAGTGTTGAGGTTGACCGGGCTGACAGCATCACGCAGCGGCATCAGGCGCACGCCAAGGAACTCGCCCAGCATACCGGTGCTGTTGTAGCGTTCGCCGAGCAGCATCGCCAGCGCAGCGTCCATGTTGACGTTGGTAGAGCCGGTGGCCTGCGTCGGCAGGACCTTGCCCAGAGCGACGGCAGAGCCGGTGGCAAACAGGTTGGAAGTGACCGTGTTGTTGAGGGCCGCGACCTTATTGGCAGCGGAGAGCCAGTTCTGGTTGGAGAACGTGAAGTTCAGGTTGGCCGGAATCAGGGTGGTGTCTGCGGCAGCCGCAGTCAGAGCGGCATTCCACATGCCCATCGTCTTGGCGTACATACCGGCAACGATGTTGGCAAAGAAGACGCCGAAGTCCTGATTGTTGCCCACCAGCTGGAACCACTTCGCAACGATCTGCGCGGTCTTGGGCTGCGGGTTGAGGGTGTAGTCCTTGGAGTAGAAGCGGTTGCTAGGAACGCTTCTGGACGCGCCCCAAGAGGAATCCTGGAACACGGGGATATCGTTGGAGCCAACGGAGATTGCGTAGCTCTCGCCGAAGCCGACCTCAACGACATCTGCGAAGCGATCAACAGCCTCGGAATAGACGGAAGCGATGATCGGGGTCACGATCTCCTGATAGATGCCCTGCAGGACGCGATAGAACGCAGAGTTGCCATAGAAACGCTGACCGTTGCGCTTGAAGTCCTCAAAGTCAACGGGGGCAGCTTCGCCGGTCTGTGCGCAGCAGATCTTGGCTGCATACATCAGGTGCTCGCGCTGGAACTTCTCGTTCAGTTCCTTGTAGCCCTTCGGAGTCAGCATGTGCTGAACACCGGCGGAGCTCAGGCCATTGGCCGCCATGATAGCAGACTTTCCGTTGGCTGCGTGCTCATAGAAGAGGACTCTGCCCTTCGACACGATATCGGCGCGCTCATCGTTGGCCGCATTGACCATAAAAACAGACGGAGAAACGCTGTTCAGATTGATTTTCGGCATGTTAATTCACTCCTTCCTTATGCGTAGACCTTGCAAGCCTGCACGTCGACATACTCGAAGCTGGCAGTCGTACCTTCGGTGAACTTGCCGGTGCCGAGCAGTTTGAAGTACAGCGCGCCATTTGCAGTCGGAGCGGCTGCGGCGGGCTTCAGCTTGCCTGCATCGATGGTGAAGAACGTATTGGTGCTGATTTCAGCGTTGACGTTGCCAATGCCGAAGCGGTACGCATGGTCGCCGTCGAAGACGATCTTGGTGAACGTGCCGTCGCGGCCAGCGGGAATGCCAAGGCCAAGGGTCTCGGTGCCGACAGCGTACATGTTGCCGTGCTTACCCTGAAGCATCTGAACTTCGTAGGTGTTCGCGGCATAGACGACCTCACCAGCATTGGTGGTGGAAGTCGCGTCATTCATGTACCACGCGTTCTCGTTCTTGACACCGGTGAATCCTTCACACGGAAGCTGACCGTTGCGAATGACCAGACGGCCAGCATCGCAGTCCGCATCAGCGCTGGAAGCCTGGTATCTACCGGTGACATTGATGAGGTCATCGCGGAAGTTGTTGGTCACGCGAGCCTCGAATGCAGTTTTTTCAGTAAACATTTCGTTTCACTCCTCTCTCACTTTTCAGTGGCAGCTTCGACGCCCCACTTGGCGATCAGACCAGCCATCGTACCGTCATCCGCTGCGCCGCTGTTCTGATTGAACTTGTCCCATGCGTAGACCGTCTTGTTCCGGTTTGCATTCGCAGCATCCAGTCTTTCAACCGCTTCGCCGCAGACGGCGTAAACAGCCTTGGCGACTTCTGCTTCGCCAATCCAGTTCCGGTCCTTGTCGCACTTGTTGGTGTAAAGGCCGGCTTCGATATCAGTCAGGATGGGTGCGATCTCACTCTCAGCGACCTTCTGCTCACGGTTCGCATTGAACTTCGCAAGAGTTGCCTTCGCCTTGTCCTTGGCCGCATTCAGACGACGCTTGTCCTCGAACTCCTGCATGGCATTAAGCTGTGCCTTGGTCTCGTCAAGTTCTCTGCTCAGAGAAGTGACCTTCTCTTCAGCGGCGTTCAGGCGAGTGGTGTTTTCCATGCCGACCAGCTCCATGAAGTCCTGAGTTTCCATGGTGATGCAGTCCTCGCCCATCTGCATGGCGGTGTTGACAGACATGTTCTGGTAACGTTCGGGGACGATGGTCTCGGCCGCGTTCTCGATGACGTAATACTTGTAAGCGCCGTCTTTCGCCATCAGGCAGACAAAGACCTTACCGTCCTTCTCGCCTGCGGCCAGAACCTTATAATCCGTGAAACGCGCTGCCAGTTCCGCAAGCTGTCTCTTGTTATAAGTTTTCAAGTCTTTCACTCCTTCGTGTGATAAGCTCCCGTTATTCGGGGCGTTGTTTGTATCCGGGGCCTTCTGCAAAGATGCCGCCTTGAGCTTCAAAGTCTTAAATTCTTCGTCCAATGCGGCAAGTCGAGCGATGTTGGCCCCCGGAACAGCCGGAGCAACGCCCGCACCGAGGATCGTGACCCCCACTCCCGACCAGACATCCTCAACTTCGATGTCTCCGTCCATGTGGTTTTCGTCTATCAAGGTCTCCACAGACACATCCATGCGCCCTGTTCGCACGATTTCATCCACGGTTTCCTTCGCATAGAAAGCGAAGAGCTTTCCACGCGCCACGATCCAAGTCTGACCATCCCTCTTCTGGAGGGAGAAATCACGTTCATCGTCTGACAGCGTGCCGACAATGCGTTCCGCCGTCCCGTCTGTGTAGGAGTAATACTGTTCTCCCGTTCTGGGATCTGTCTTGAGCTGGCTGTTATGGCCGTCACCGATTTTTCCCATGACGTAGGCGATCAAGATTGGTCTCCCTACGAACGTCTTGTAGTATTTTTCTAGGTTCTGGTAATTCCATTTGTTCCGGTTGACGCCTTCGCGCATCAGCCACAGCTCAACTCCGAACTCGTAGGGGTTCAGCTTTTGGAGAACCTTGAGCTGGCCGGTCGCCACCGTTTTCTGGTTCTTTGTCAGCGGCATTGTCAGTCACCGTCCTCTTCAAAGAGCTCATCGATCCAGCCGTCAAAGCTGGTCGCGCTCATCTCGTGTTCGGAGTACATTTGCCACGCATACAGGAACTTCTCGTAGCTGGCACTGTTCTCCATCTGGAGGTTTTCGAAGCCCCGTCCGAGCGGATAAAGCCCATTTTCATCGCAGACCTCCACGCATTTGCGCAGGGCATCTTCGATTTTCTGAAGCATGTCGATGATGGACCCAAACACACCATCCAGATCGTCCGGCCGGCCATCGTACTCGGCAGTCGCCAGATAGACTTGCAGGATATGCCGTTGATGCAGCAGGTCCCCGACAACATCGAAGCGTTGCGGCTGCAGGTGGGCCAGTTTGTGAATGGCATCTGCTGTATTCGGCATTCCAAACTCGATCAGCACCCATTCCTTCAGCGTGTCGAGTCCGCGCGCCGCATCCTGATACGCGCCGGTCACGTCCTTTGCGGCATCTCTCACGGCAGCGAGAGCACCGTTTTCAAAATCAAACCGTTCTTTCAGTCGAGCCATTTCAGATCTCTCCTTTCCGTGAAAATGAAAAAAGAGCTAACGGCACATTCCTGTGTCGTTAGCTCCACTAGCTCTTCCACACCGCTGCTCCGGTGTGGGATTCTCTATTAACCCAGCCTTGCCTACCTAAACACCTCGCGCATCAGCGCAAGCCTTCGGCTTGGATGGGAGAGTCTTTTACAAGGTCCCGCTTTGCAAGGACTTTTACCGTATCTTCTACGATGCGGTAGCCGTCCTTTGTGCGTTGTATCCTTATATCTCTGTTATTATTAAGCGCCATATTGATAATGTGGAGGTCTTCTTTTCGTACAAATTCAATCATTTGTCCCTCCGTATTGGTCAATCATGGTTTCGCTGCCGTCAGTCGTTGCACTTCCGTCACCTTTTGGACGCCCTGGGCTCTGCGGTGGTAATCCAGAAGATTCTTGCTTCATGTTGTATGTCGATACGAGCGGAATACGCTTATCCAGAATCCCACTGTTATAGACCGCATCAGACAAGCACATATCGTCCAGAATGGAGCGGTCAAGCAGCGCATTGTAGATGATGGTGTCCGGAAGGATGCCATGTTCCATTCCCTTCATGCACCGATCAAGCATCTTCTCGTCTTCCGAAATGTCTCCGAACATGACGAACTTCCACTCGTACCGAGGGTTAAGCTTTTTGATGATTGCATTCATCATCCGCTCATAGCCACGATAGACTGTCTGCATGAACTTGCTTTCGATTTGAAGCGAGATCTGAGCAGTTCCAGATTTCGGGTCATCTCCAAGCGGGATAATCGCGCCCATGCCGGCCTGACTCATGGTGTCACTGTAGCCCTGCTTCACAATGTCCATTGCGGACGGGGCTTCGGACAGACTTTCCAATTTCATGTTCTGCGCAGGAGCAAAGTAAATTCCCAAGCCCGATGTGTTGTTGGCCTGTAGCATATCGTACCAAATAGCCTCGAAGAACAGCCTTCCGGCGTTACTAAGTCTATATTGGTCTTCACCAGCAGCAGTTTTTTCATCCCGATACGGAATCTCACCATGCAGAAGACTCACCAATGGGTTCTGAATCAACTCCAACTGAATCTGTTCCATCTGCGCGAGCTGGATCATATTGAGGAACAGCCCCGCAAACGGAGAAATCGCTGTGCGGCTCACATCGTCGGCCTCGAAAGTGAATACTTCGTCCACCGGCAGGTACACCCAGTAATACCAGCGACCATTCTGATAATAGACATCCGGCTTCCCCGGCATGTCGCCCTGCGCTTGGATGAGCTGGAACTTCTGCATGTCAATGCGCGTCTTCTGCGCAAAGACCATCGTCGAGCCAACGCCCTTCGGCCGCTGCACAACGCTGCTGAAGTCATACAGGTACGGAGTAAACAGATCTCCGAACTGCTCCGGGACGCATCCCGGCTGCAGGAAGTACATCATATTGAAAGCTACGGTGTACTTCGAAACGCTGTTGTAGCCTGTGATTTTCGTCCAATCGCTTGGAAGCTGCTGCATAAAGGCGTAGTTGACCTTGTTGTGGCTCTTATCTACACTATAGCGAGGATAGTAGAAGACTTTCCCTTCCACTCCGACCTGACCTACAATCTGATGGGCCGTTTCCTTCGGTTTAAACTCTTCGCGCAGCTTTTCAAGCAGTTTCCACTCGCGTGTGAACTCGTCCTTCTTGGTATCGGCTGAGTCCACCATTTTCGGCATCACATAGCTGTGATACGTCAACATGTCCTGATAGACTTTGCGAATATGGAAAAGCGGGTATGCCGTGTACTCCAGAATGTGCGCCACCTGACGGAGCGGCTGTTCGCTCTCATACGGCTTGGTGAGCATTTCGCCGACTTTATCCTTGGTGAAATTGACCGGAAGCGAAGAAATCTGCTTCACCCGGCGGTTCTGAATGTAAGGGTTCGCCATTCCGTAGCGGCCCGAGTTTATGCCGGAGAACGCTGACGTAATGGCAGACATCGGCATTCCCTGGTTATCTGCCGCGAGCTGACGGAACCGA